CGTCCTCCCACTTTGCCCTACAGTAGGAGAAATCAATCTCATACCATAATTATCAAAGTCATCACCCAATAATTGCCAAGTAGCATTATTCTGAAATACAACTATTGTGTCTTGAAAAGGAATAATCCCTGTAATGAAATCCTTTTCTTTAGTTGTCTTCCCCACAGCATAACCATATTTGAAATAGTTAAAATCATAATTGAATGGATAACTTTCTCCACCTTCATTTTTACTTGGATAGACTGTATTAGCATCGGTATAAGGGGCAACATCAGGACTGTCAGGACAACCTGCCAAATAAATCGTATCGTGTAGAGAGCAGATATGTTTTGCTGGAGGTGGTTCGTGATTACCTAAAGGGCAAGTGGGGTCTGTATCATCTTCTCCCATATCCAATCCCAATTCACTATTCTTTTTATTGTCTGTATAGGTGGTAGTTATATTATCCTCAATAGTAGTTACTTCTTGCCATACAGAGGTAAGGGGAGTATCCTCATCTTCAGTTGCACCGCCTATTCTATAGATTCTTCTATGTATTCCATCGGCTTCATTATCATCAGCAACTATAGGGATAGCGGATAAATCAACCTTCTTATCGGCAACTGTTATTTTTTCTGATATTATAGAAGGATGGCTCTCGTGTTTTGTGTTAGAATTAAAAAAAGTCACCCTGTAATAAAAGTCACCAGTCAAGACGCCTGCTATTCCCCCTGTTAATGTAGGTGCAGTAGCAGGTCTTTTAAGACCCATATTCCAAGTTTTTGTTCCATCGAAACGCATACAAAGATCATTTCCATTAACCATTAAAAAATACTTTCCATACTGTTGAAAATGACCTCTTGCATTATTAGTTAAGCCTTCTTTAATTATTGTAAATGCTCCAGTCTCATCATCACCTTTATAAATCTTTGTTCCTGCACTGACTATCTGTAATTTGTTGCCAGTAGGATAATAATATCGTCCGAGCCCTGAAACTGCCTTAACTACATCTCCTTCTTTTATTTGCACTGGAGATGAGCCATAAGCAGAAGAACCAAATCGTTTGATAAGTATTCCTTCCTGAGAGTAAGAAAAATTTGAAATGTCTTGGCACTCTCCAGCATCTATTAAAAAACTCGGGCTCTTTGTATTTAAGCCTGAGGTTAAATGTGAGGTAAAGGGTATCTCAGGCATATTAACCTCCTACGGGAGAAGGAGTTAGGGGATAATCTACTTTAGAAGCCCCACTCATTCCAGAAACCAGCCCGTTGCAGGTTGCTTCATATTGCGACAAAAGAGTGCCACCTTGAGCGTCATTATGGATAAGAAAAGCCTGCCCAGATGTATAGAGCTCTAAAAGCCTATGATATGGGCGAGTTATCTCAGGAACATCTTCTCCAGTCACTAATGTTTCTGGCTCTCTAATCCCCATAATTTCAACTCCATTTATAGTTTCCAGAGACACTGCTGGTTTTATGATTATCTTCTCTCCCCAAACATAACAAACGGGGAAATCTGCCGTAGCATCATAATAAGAACTATTCTCTATCATCTTTATATCTTGTGTAAATATTTGATGACAAACCACACCATTTAACTTGGCAACAATAAGTCTCATTATCTCAAGTGGAGCTACTCTTACCCAGAAACCCCATTTATCACCTACAGTGTGACCAGTGGTTGCTCCAAAGGTAATGGTTACCCCATTATTTAAATCCATTGGTCCAGAAACAATGTCTGCCTCCGCCTTCCAAGTCGCCCCACCATCATCAGAATAAACAAACTTATCGGGGCTCCCCGTTGTGGATATTTTCACTCTATAATCCATATCAACGGTTCCAGTAAAAGTTCCACCAGAAGTTGCATCGTTTAGTCCTTTACCCACAAAAACCGCACTTTCTATCCCAGCTGAAGGTCTCAAAGAATATTCTGATTGTCCTACCACTGTATTGTGCTTCTTGGTAACCTGCAATTTAGGAAGACAATCGGCAGGTAATCGCATAGCCAGGTCAGCTTGTGCGTGGTTAATCTCTACAGTTAAATAGGCATCATAAAAAAAGTTCTCTACAGGCTCCTTAACTATAGCTCTGATGTTTTGAATTAGTTCATTTAAATTACTTGCCATCTTCCCCCTCCTCCTTATTTATTCCACAACGACGCATAAGTTGAAGAAAAGGAGGGCCACTTTACCCTTCTCATTTCTTCCCTTACCACTGACATTCTATTAGGCAACTTATCTCTAATATCCATTTGCATAGACCTTAACTCATTATAGTAAGAAGTTAAATCTCCACCACTAATCTTTTGAACTACATAATCAATTATAAGATACTGATAAGCTTCTTCAAAGTTAATTATATCATTCATCTCATCTGTTAATGTAGTAAGTTTATAGGGGATAGCGGAATGAAAAATCCTTATATCCATATCAGTTGATAACTTTGGATGCACACCAAATCTGTTTGATTCCCTTGTATAATGTTCAGGAGTGCCAGAATCGTTTTCCCATCTCCAGCGGCCTGCCCCATATTCTGACTCAAGGTCTCCTATTGATTTGGGGGTTAACTCATTATCTTTGTATTCTGCCGATAAAACCTTCTTTACTTCATACTTCCTTATCTTGTCAACTTTAAAATTATCAAAAAATACTGCGTTCCCGATAACAGCAGCAATACTTGGCGAATAGCCTATAAGACCTGCTCGTGCCTCACCCGTCAAATCAATGTCGTAAGTTGCTTTCTGAATATAATCAACTTCTCCTGTCTTTTTAGTGTAGAAAGTAAATACACCCTTATTATATTCTACTTTTAACTTAATGGGATTATATATGCCTAAATCTACGGGAAAGGTTGGTGAGCCTAAAAGTTGCAATCTGTCGGTTGATGTAGAATTAAACTTAGCTAAATACAATTTAAACTTTGTTGCTTCATAGCACCCTACATAAATAAAATATGTTCCATTAGAAGTTAGAAGGACTATCCCACCCCTTGTATCTGTGGCATCATTCCCATAAAAATTTGTATCTACCTCTACATAAGTATTATTAACAAGGAACGGAGAATTCCAAAGCATCCAATGTATTCCTTTAGCTGCTACCGCTTTCTTAATACTTAACTGCTGACCAGCTTCCTCTACTTCCATATAGTCATTAGGATTAGAGCCATCACCAAAAGTCCAATAACTACTCATAGAATTATCGTCAAAATCATCTGCGATAAGGAATAGCGGTTGTAAAGATGTCCAGTTCTGACTACCCTTAACCCTTAAAAAGGAGATGTCTTGAATAAATTCAGTCTTTGTAGACATCTCTTGTAATCCCCGATTTAAGTAATGGAATGCCCGAGCTGGAGAATATTCTTTTCTGGCTTTATCTCCAAGCAATTCATATATTTCGCTAAAGCAATCCTTAACTAAGATTGTTTCCACCCCCTTATCCGATGCAAAGAATCTCCAAACTACAAGTTGCAGCTCCGCTATCATCATTGACAAGATACATCTTGCTAACTTCAATTTCATCTCTATTAAAGGAAAGCGAATCGTTAGCAAGTAGACTTATTCGATCATTCGTGATAGCATTGATTTTCAAATAGCAAACCTGTGAGCTCTTGTTTCTCACCAAGAGAACTACTGCAGATTCCCCAAGGTCAGTATCAACATCAACCTCCTTGGACTCTCCCGCTGTTAAAGAAAATAGATAAGTCTTGTAATTCGTAAGCCTTCTTAGTCTCTTATATTCTAATGTTGCCGCTCCTTGCTCCATTTATATCGCCCCCTGCCTATTAAGACATTCACTATCAACTCCCAAAGTAAAAGTATCTGGCACTGGTTTATTCTTCAGCTCCTTCCCCCTATGGGGACATTTCTTATTCGTTCTCCGATGCATATTAAATGCCTTCATGTTTCCAAATTCCTTCCCGCAACAACTATACATACACACAACTTCTTCAGGTTGTTTCTCGGCCTTAGCGGGGATAAAGTCATTCGGCATTGCTTCTACTTCCCCCCTCCCCCAATTCACCACTTTTTTCTGACTCTTCATCGCCATCCCCTTGAGTGGCTTATAATCAGAACGAGTAAATGCCAAATCAACCTCTTTAACTTCTTCTGCACTTAAAAAGTCAGAACGACTTTCTCCAATCCCAGTTCTTGACTGTTCATCTGCCATTTTATCGCCTCCATTTATTCTGGTATCAGGGCAGAGAATCTGCCCAGATAGGAGGTAAAAGAGACAAAATTCCCTACCCATATAACCAGTTTTTTAGTAACCAGCTTTAATTAAAGCCGTAACTAAAGTCCCATCAGTATTATCGTCTTCCAGTGCCACGGCACAGACCGAGTCAGTTGTCCCTGCTGTCCACTTATTCCCCGCTCCCACATCACCAGCATCAGGCTGGATGAGGTCACCAGCCACAACATCACCATCACCATTAAGTAAGATTGAGTGGACTCCAGCCTTCTGCACCCAGCAGTAATAAGTATCAGTAGCAGTAGACTTAGGAACCGCACAAAGGGCAATCCCAGCAAACTTCCTTACCCCTACCGTATTGCACTTATTACTTGCAACATTTGCTGCTGTATCCTGAAAGACTGTTATTTGGTTGGCAGCAAGGGCATCAGCGGCAAGGTCGGTATGTGTCTTGACATACTTATATGCCTTACCATCAAGACCCCTAATCTCAAGTCCTAATTCGTTTTTAGGAATTTGTCCACTACCAACCTTAACCTTATCATACTCGGTAAGCTCTTGCGGCACAATTATCTTTGTTTCTACTCCTGGCATCTTTATCCCTCCCTTAAAAGAGAATAAAGGGCTGACATAAGCCAGCCCCTTTAACTACTCTGTAAAGCCATGGTCTACTCCCAGCCGTTGACAATTAGAGGCAGTTACATTACCCATCCACGCAACTATCGCCAACCTAGCAAGCTGAGTTGGTGTTGGCGTAAATGGAAGGGTGACAAAATCACTCTCCTTATCAACTACCAGTTGGAGGTATTTTGACTGTAGCCAATATGCAGAACCTTCAGGGCAGAAACCATCATTAACCATTTCTATCCCCTTATACCAAGTATCTACATATCCGGCATCAGCCATTACCCCCTTCTTGGCTTGCTGTATTTGCATCTTCCCTTCTAATACAACCTCGTAACCGTCCTGGACAATATCGCCAGTAACTATGAGGTCAGCCTTATCTGCCCCATTCTTGGTCTTCCGATACATTTGCCTAAAGGCGGTCAGCCCACAGGTAGCGAATTTGCCATTCCAAAGAGTTCCTCCAGCAGCAACATCCTGATATTGATTCCTCCACCAGTCCCATTCAGCCCTATCAATACCCGCCAAAATACCATCGGTAGGGAGATTGGCAACAATAGCTGCTAATCCAGTAATGTCCCTTCCGCCATTTCCTGTGCCATCCAGGTAAATTTTCTCTCCAAAATCTTGAGTAAAGCTATCCTGCGTTTGCAGGGTCTTTTGCTCTAAGAGATTGACAAGTCTATGTTCACCTGAATTCTTCCTCTCTTCCTCTCTGGAGATTGAGATTGTGCCTGCTTCCTCTTTCCAGTTCCATTTACAGGCTGTAATCCCTTCCTGGGGAGTAGTATCAATCTTATCATATCCCGCTATGGATCCAACAGTAGAGTTTAGTGCATAACGCAGCTGGATAATAATGTTTGCTCCCCCATCTTCGATTCTTTTTCTACCCTTTTTGTCCAACCAATACCAAAGAGGCACATCCTTCATTATCTGGTCAACTAATGTTTTCCGATAGTTGTCCAGAGTAGTTGACATTATCGCATTGTAATCTAATGGCATTTCAATTCACCTCTCTCCTTATTTAGTATGCTTCTTCACTGCCTGTCTGTAAGCCTCCTGAAAGGATGGGGAAGTTGTTTTTACTTCAGAAATGTTAGAGGGGGAACTACTTTCAATCTCAACTTGTGCCCCCTTTTTCTTTTTCATTTCTTCGTAGGCATCATTCCTTCCCTGCTGAAAGGCATCCTCAAAGGAAACAAGCCGAAGAGCGGCTTCTATTCCATCTGAAGAATTTTTAAATACAGGGATTGCCTCAAAAATCTTCCCTATTTTAGAAGCGTGCTTCTCCAAAAGCCCTGCATATTTAGGGTCAGCTTCTAACCTCTCAATCTCTTTCTGTAGCCGAGCATCTCTTTCGGGTTGAAGCTCCTCACTCATCTGTTGCCTTACTATCTCCTTAATTACTTCTCTTTGGTCTTCAGGTGAGAGTAAAGAAAGGTCCTCTAAGGAGCTCTCTGCAGTTTCAGGAATCTCCTCGCTAGGCCCTCCACCTTCTTCTTCCGCTTCTTTTTCCTGTTCTACCTCAGCCATAATCTCACGATAGGCTTCTGCATCTTTTTTTATCTGAGCTATCCCTTGAAGCCCCTGAGTGAATCTCTTATCCATCTCAGTCCACTTTGGTAGAAGTTCAGGAGGAACATCCTCTTTTCTCATAAACCTTACTTCTTCTTCTGGTTCGCCAATTTCTTCTGATGGCTCAGCCACTTCTTCCTCGACTTCCTCAGTAACTTCAGGAGTAGTCTCATCAGAAGCATCCGTGAGTTCAGTTGAAGTATTGACTTCTTCTTCTAGCATTGTAATACCTCCCCCTTTTTATTCACTCCTTGTGGAACATTCTACAAGGGTAGTGACTTAGTTAGTCTTTCTTGCCTTTTTTCTGCTCTAGCTTGGCAAGGGCATCTTGCATCGCCTTTATTGCGTTAGCTGTCCCAGATTTTGATTTTGTCTTAATTTTCTTAACCGCCCTTGCAATCTTCTCTTTCTCCTTTCCGCTTCTTTCAGTCTTCTCGTCTCCCCTTAAAGCCTCTACACCCCGAATTTCAAATTCATACTCAGCGGGCTTCCCTTCCTCATACTCAATTTCCCTTATCCCCTTTACAACAGCAGACACTTTTAATCCTACTTCCTGCTTAAACTTTAAATCTTTAGTAAAGGGAAAATCCTCAGCTCGCAAACTAAAAGAAGGCTTCCTTTTCTCCTCCGGCGCTACCTCATCTGGTAATATTCTTTTTTTGGCCACTTCACACCCCCTTCTTCCATATTGCACTGCCCAACCGAGTTGGAACCCATCCGTGCTTAAAGGCTTCGTGCATCTTCATTCCCTTTATTCTTGCTGCCGCACTGGTGTAACAATAGGTTTTACCAGTTTCCTTATTTTGCATGCAATATTTCCCGCCTCTTCTAAATTTACGATACGGCATAATATCATACCTCCCAAGGTTTCTTGTGTTTAAGTCTTCTATATTCGTCCGTATATCCAAATGGCAACCCCTCTTCGGCTCCTCCCTCCAAAGATGGTCCCATTACTCTTCCCATTTTCCCCCAAAGCTCCCCCAATGGCCCTTGTGTCAACCTAATATTGCGAGCAGCTCTCTTTTTCTTTCCCATCAGCTCTAAATACCTTTTAGGATCATACTCCTTTAAATAATCTTCCTCACCCCACCTCTTCTTTCTCCTTTTCTTCTTAATACTTTTCCCCAACATTGTTCCAAGCCCTCTATCAGAAGACGGAAGACCTAATAAGCCTGCTAAAAGCCCCATCTTATCTCCCCCTTTTTCTAAAATATGCCTCAGCTCTCTTTTTACTTTCTAATCCTACTTCTCCTTCGTCTTGTCGCATTCTTTTCTTTTTCTTCCTTTTTTCTTTTCTATTCCATTTTCTTTCTTCAATCTTTTCTTTTGTCCACATACCCACCTCTTCAAACCCTGCCCTTTGTAATGCCTTTGCCTTCTGACGATGACCCGTAAAATTGAGGTCTGTTTGTTCGTCATAAACAGGAATAAATGGACGAAAGACTGAGAGTGAAATAACTTGTTTAGCATTACCACCACACTTTGAGCATTTAATTATAGATGTATGTTCACTCAGCTTCATATAGCGTTCCAACTTTTCCCCACAAGTGCTACACCTAAACTCGTAAATTATATTACTCCCCCCTTCTATGTTCCCCTTGCCCTCCTTGCCAATGCACTCATAAGATGGGCTTCGTCAGGCACCCCCTTAGAAAGAAGCCTTGGCAGTAATGCCCTCCTTGTCTCCCCTTCAGCTAATGCACCTTTATATTCTTCTGGAGTCATCCCTCCACTTTGCATTGCAGATATTTCTTCTTCAGTTAGAGGTTGTTCTCCCATTTGAGCGGGTTTTAATATTTTTGGATTACCATCTGTTTTCTGTATTGTATCCTCCAATAACATTCCCTTATCAATCCACTGGTCAAAAGCTGGATGTGCATAAAGATTTAACTCATCAATAGCCTGCTTCTTTCTTGCCTCCTTGCTTTCAGGCAAAGTGCTACCCGCTTCTACCTTTATTTCATATTCTCCCTGCAACTCTTCTTTTGTATATTTACGAAACACAAATTCTCCGTTCTCCCCCTTAATCTTTGCCCATCTTTCTGCGCCGTAATTATCACGCATTAGCTGGATTTCGCAACGAGCTATTTGGGTGTTGAAATCCTCTACTCTGTTCAGCTTTTCATCAGTTAAAAGAGAAACACCCCTTTCTATGATGCTTGCCTCCGTTGCAGTAGAAACCCCGGGGATTGCCCCCCCTCGTTGTTGTTCCCCAATCCCTGAAATCTCACGCATATCTTCTTTCTGCACTCTGCCTGATTGAGATGCCCCCGCAGCGTATGGGACAGTGGGGATTAACTGTATCCCCTTCCCTCTTACTTTTACAACAGTTCCTCTCCCCCCTTTTTCAAATTTCTCTATCTCCAAGGGGTCAATTTCATCTTCTTCCCAGTATTGATATTTCTGTTCAAAGACCTTCAGGTGGGAGAGTTCAGCTGACCGAGCCCTATTCAATTCTTTTTGTTGTGCTTTAAGGTCAGTTACCATACTTCTACCAAATATAGAGCCAGGCACACCATCAAGACTTAAAACCTTAAAAGGGAACCCTTCCGCTCTAAACACTTCATCCATCCTATCCTCTCTTAATATCTTTTTATGCCCATCTGCAAGCACAATAAGTTTATTATTATAAATATCCCAAATTTCATATAACTTAACTCGCTTCAAATATTCCTTTTTCTCGTGTTCCGCACCCACCCCTTGTAATAACTTTTTACCAAGAGTTGCCGTAGCTTTTAAGTCGCTAGTATTTTTGTAGAGTTTATTTTTTTGCACTTCCTCCAATGGTTTCAATATAACCTGAAAAGCATATTTACAATTCTCTATCGCATAGGGTTCGGGGTCAAAAAAGACCGTATCGGATGGTATCCAACAACAAAAAATCTGGTCCTTTTTAATATACTCACTTTGTTTTTCTACTTCTGTCTTAAAACTATAACCTATCTTAACTACACCAAAGTCGTAAAGTAAAGCAGAAATTATTGCTCTTTCTATTTGCTCCTTCTGCATAATCTCATCTTGCTCATAATTTATAGCTCCCTCAACTAACCTTGCTACATCCTCATATTGACGCCCTCTTGGGGTTACAGTGATATAAGGATTTTTAAAGTAGACCCTGGCAAGAACTATTCTTAAAAAGCGAGGGATTAGATTAACTACTATCCTTTCCTCTTTTCCTACTTCATCCCCCCATTGGTCTCCACCATAAAAATCAAGGTTCTCTTGCCACTTTTCGTGAATAGGCTTCATAAACTTTTCGCAAATTTTAATGTTTGTTTCCCACTTACCATAGGTGCTTTCCAAAACTTAACCCCCTAAACTAAGAAATGTATTTCCAAATTTTCTCAAAACTTAAATTTTCGTTTCCCATGAGACCCCTAAGTCGTTTAGCTTCTTTTAGCTTCTTCCTTATGTTCCCCATAGTAAGTTTATTCTCGTCTTCTACTGCTCTTCCACTGCGAGGTTTCCAAGCAAGTTGTAATTGGAAAGCCAGTGCATCTAAAATATCATCAGGAACGCCAGCTTGTGGGGGAGTGCGGAATCTCATCATCTCATCTTCCAGCTCAATCATATCTTTTCTAATAAAAAGTTTCCCTGCCTCGTGGATTGGTTGAAGAGCCAATATCCGCCTCTCCTTCGTATGTTTTCTATCTGCCTTCAACTCTACCATAGGGAAGAAAATCTTCTTTCTCATTTGCTCTTTTTTAAAATCAAACATAAGGACATCCTGAAAGACAACTTTTTCCATCCCCGACTTTAATGGTTTGTACCTCTGGTGTTCCTCAAAAATAATATCTATCAACTTGTCGGGCAACCAATGTCCTCTCCTGTAATTTATTACATAAATGTTGTCTTCAGAGTCAACTCCACAAGTTAAAACAACCGACCAATTACTTCCCTCCTCCAACGAAAGTGCCGCATCTATCGTCATAAATCGGTTTAGGTTTTTGGGCAAGTCAGTGTAATACTTGATATCACCATCTTCCCCCATCTTAAAAATTGCATCCTCTTTACTTATCATCTCAAGGAAATATTGAAGGGAAAAATAGTAAGAACCTAACCTCGCTCTCTCCTTCTTTAATTCTTCCAATGAAAACTTTTCGGGGAAAATGGGCACGCCATCGTCTAGGTTCGGAGGCTCAGCTGCTGGACGCTCATAAATCTGAAACTGATCTCTTGCCTCTTTTCTTATCCAAGCATACATATCTTTAGGTGCCCAAGGGGTCCCATATACATATTCCTGAAAAGTAAAAGAGGATAAAGAATGAGATGCCCGATACCAATTGAGCGTCTTTTTGCACAATGTCAGAGTAGCGCTGTTGAGCATATCAACGAGGTCGTCATAAAAGATGTCGTCGTAGTGAGCAGATACTAAATTCCCATCAGCACTACCGACGCTTATAGTTGCCTCCTTTCTCCCTCGTCCTATAATTATCTCTTTCTGAGTGACTTTTAGTATGTCAGAAGAAAAAAGCTCGGGGAATAAATACTGTAATTTAGGATTATATTGCAAATGATACCCAATCTCCCTTAATACCTCTATCGCTCTGCCAAGCGTTGCCATTGCAATAAGCATCTTTCTTGCCGGATCATTTAATATCTTTTGAATGGTAAGAGAAACCGTGCCAACGGTGGTCTTAAAATTTTTTCTTGGAAGAAAAACCGCTTTAGACTTGCCCGGGGAGAGCAAAAAACGAGCCAAGTCACGATGAAGTGGAGTATCTACATCGGGATAGCCCAAAATGTCGTGAGAAAGAAAAATTAAATCTGTTTTACAGGCTTCCCTCAATTCCCGCCTCAACTGTTCTCGATCTAACTCTTCTAACCCAAACCCCGAATAGCCTTCTGTAAGAATTTGTTCCACTCCCTGTGTGCTAGGCATCTTCTTCTTTCTCTCCTTTACCCCCCAATACCAACTGATTAACCTTTTTGTCCTGTAATTCCTTGCTCTTTTTAGCTGCCTCCCTCAACACCTTCAGCTCTTTGTCTGGAATAGCAGTAATATTTGCCTTTATCTGCTCAATTTTTGAATACCCTGCTCTGTCAAGCCAATCATTTATCTCCGCAGCTCTTATTCCAAGTGGAGTCCTCTCGCCAGTAATTATAGCCATTTTTAACAAAATCATCTCTAAAGAGTTTCTTTCTAAAATCTCCCCAACAGTGCCCTCCAAAAACTTCTTCCTGTCCCTCAATACCCTCTTTTTAGCCTCGTCAGGGTCAAATATCTCCTCTGCCATCCTCTCCACTTTAGCTACCCCACTAAATGGCTGGCTTATCTCCCCTTCTTCTTCTTCCTCTTCCCTCTCCCTTATTTTCGTCTCCTCACGAGCCTGCTTCCTCCGAACCCTTGCATTCTTTCTCTCTTGCTTCATCTGCTCCGGGGTAATCCTTTCCCTCTCAAGGGGCCTTACTTCCTTCGCAGGAATATAGTCCCCA